TTTTCTGGGTACATATATACAGGGGCCCCAGCCCTATTAAGCACTCGGGTCAATTTGCCACCCCTGCGTGTCTGACCCCCCTAAGCCGATAACTAACATTATGTAAACCAACATTTACGGCGTGTCGGGGAGACATGGAGACAGGCAGACCGCCACCAACTAGGGCTCTTTAACTGTTCGACCTGTAACTATTCGCCTAAGACTTGGGGCTGATCCAGTCAGGGGGATCTGGTTCATGTTGCGTAAATACCCTGCAAACTGGGGGCAATTTAGGCTCAGATTTTTAGAAGCTTTGAAACTGATGTTTCGTAAATCAACCCTTCAAACATCTTTGAAAAGGTGCTTGAACTTCTGCTTCTCTGGGTTTATTCTGGATCCGTGGGAATAGATCCCACTCTTCAACCTAGTGAAAAGGATCAAACTATGTCAGCAAGTTATGAAGTAAAGGTCACCGATTGGACTCATGAAAAGATCGTCATGACCTCTGGAACTGGTGCCCGATTGGAGTCATCTCTGGAGTTCGCAGTTCAGGTCTTAGCGGATCGAGTGCGTGACCTTCGTGCAAGTGCCCACGGTCTGGAGTCAGATCATGTCGTTCAAATGGTGAGGGAGTCAGCAAACACTTTTGAGAAGGCTCAGTTCGAACTCTCAGCCCTGCTGGACTCCTTCTATGTTGCAAACGGTTATGAGGTCTCAGCATGAAGCAGATCAAGTCACCAGTAACCCTGAGAGACTCTGAAACTGGAGAAGTCTGGGTTCGTGCTGAATTAACTGAAGCAAAGGTTCGCAAACTTGTGAAACTTTACAGGAGTCAGGGGGTTTGGCTGGTATCCTGAAGCCGTCAGCCTTTGGGGGTCAGGTCTTCGGATCTGACTCTCAAGGGGTGGTTACTTCCACCAAATCAACCTAATGAAAAGAGGATCAAGTGAATACAGCAGGGAACCAAGTGAACTATGTAAATGAAGCCCTTCAGAAGTTGCAGAAGGGGCAGGAGATTTACGGCACCGTGAGAAGTGTCAGCAGTTCTGGACTATCTCGGAAGATCTCCTTCTTCGCCGTAGAAGACGGCGAACTTATCAACCTCACCTATTCAATCGCTGAACTGCTCGGGTATAAGGTGCAGGACTTCCACGGCTTCAACTGCATCAGGGTTCAAGGTGTAGGCATGGACATGATTTTCAAAGTCGTTTATGACTTGGGTTTCATTCTCCATTCTGACGGTTACTTCTTCCGCAGTCGTCAGATCTAAGGAGATCCGACTCATGAAACTCAATCAAAGAGGGCAGATCGTCTTCGCCGTGTCTCTAATCTTTACCGCTTCAGCCCTGCTTCTCGGGGTCTTCTGGCTTCTGGATCACATCAACTGGGTTGGTGACGGTTACTGCTTCAAAGCTTCTCTGGAATGTTATTTTCCAGAAGGGGGGCAGTAGTTCATGGACTCAACCTGCACCCAATGTGGAGATGATCGAGATCTCCTGACTGCATTCACCAAGTTCAAAGTCTGCCTGAAATGTTGCAAAGCAAATCAGAGAAAGGCGGTCAAGCGGTGACTGTTCATAAGACTTGGGTCGTGATCTATTCCAGCGACCCACTCGCAAACCACGACTTAGCAACCAGACTTCAGGGTCTGGAGTGGTGGATTACTGACCGACATAACGCTGAAGAGAGCAAGTCAGCGACTCGAATGATTGACCTAACGCAACTCAAAGATTGACGACATGAAGGGCAGGGTGCTTCGGCTCCCTGCCTTTCGTGGTGTTCATCTTGAACGCCGATTTACCTAGTGAAATGGATCAAGAAATGAATGAAGAAATGAAGATCATAGAAACCGATTGGTTTCCAGTTGAATACAAGTTCCGCATGACACTTGAGCATGAAGGCGTGACCTATTACTGGCACGGTTTTCAAGGTGAATGGGGATCTGATGAGACATGGTTTGACTCAAAGGAGAAGAAGATTGAGCGACCTGATTTCATTGACGAGTTGGATCCAGATCTCTTCGAATACTGTGACGAGAACGCCAAGCCGTGGTTGCCGTATCAAGTAAGAGAACAACTGGAAAAGGTTCAGAAGTTGCTTTGGGGTGGATCTGAAACCGAGAACATCGAAGCACATAACATCGTGGCTGAGATGTTGAAAGAGAAGGTGTCAGCATGACTACAACTCAGAGCAAGATCCAAGTAGATGTAACTCATGAAGAAACTATGGCATGGAGAAGAAAGATTATTGTCGAGCATGAAGGGATCTCTTATCGAGTTGATCTCTTCTGGGACATGCATGAAGGCTTTGAAAGTTGGTGGCATGACATGGATCGTAATCTGATTGACATGCCAGATTGGGCTCTGTCTTGGGAAGATGTAAATCAGGATCGTTACCAGTCTTTCAATGGTTACTTAGATGAGATCACCTTTGAGAAGGTGCAGGTTCAATCATGAGTGAAAACAACTGGGGAATTCGTGCTGTGTTTGAACACAACTCTTTATTCTTACCAAATAAATACACCTACTATGACGAGATCTTGTATGCGACTGAAGCAGAAGCACTCGAAGCGATCAACGATGATCGTGGTGAGGAGTTGGCTCAAGCATCAACTATGGACTGCAAGATTGACGATGAGTTGAAGGATCACTATCTCTGTGATCTGGAGCCTTATCAGTTAGAAGATAAAAGCTTTGAACTCATTTATGTGGCAGATCGCTTTACTCTTCATACAACTGTCAATGCTTTGACCCAAGAACAAGCAGAAGCAAACGCAAAGGCTAATCTTGAGGATCTTTATGGCATAGATCTGGACTCTATTCGTTGCTCACTTCAAGAAGTGCAGGTGTCAGCATGAGTGAAGAGATTATGTATTGGTCTGATCTGGCTGAACTTACTCATAAGACTCAGGTCATGAAGTTTGGCTTCTGCTTATGTGAAGACGGCGAGAAGTCATACTCAGACTGTCCAGATAAGAGAGTCCGAGTCCTAAGAGAGGTGCAGTTCTGCAAAGAGTGTGAAGGAGAAGGGTGCAGTATCTGTATTGTCTTTTGTGGTGACTGCCTAACACCTATGGGAAATTGTGGGTGCCTAGCATGACTCAACATACATACATGGTCACTTTCGATACTCAAACCAGTCAATGGATCTGGGATGTGGAGCAGGAAGGAGAAAGACTTGACGGTCTCACTCTTTTTACTGGTGTCGGTCACGGATACGATCAGGTAGGTGCCAACGCTCACCCAGTTCTCTTCGATCTTGAGGACTCTCTTGCTGAGAGATTGGGTCTGGCGATAAAGCTTCTAAATGGTCATGAAAAAGATGAACCAGTTATGAAGGAAGTTGTTCCAACTGCTCGGGTTTATCCATGCACTCTTCGGGTTCCAATAGGTGGAACCAATGAATACACCATGAGAGAGACCATAATTGGAGTGATCCCTTATGGGTTCAAAGGTGATAGCACCGAAGAACTGATTGAAGATCCTCTTGTCTCCTACTGGTGCCAAGCAGATGAGTTCTATGAGGGTGCTGTGATCTGTGATGGCTGGGTTATCGCCCAGATTGAGGCAGGTTTATGATTGGATTTATCCTAGTAATACTCTTGTTCTTCACACTCCCTGTCGGGATAGCAGAAGATCAACCGATACTGATAGCAATACCAATAATGGGGCTGGTAACAGCCCTATTATGGAAGGAGAAGTAATGCATCACCGATTTATTATCGGACTGGTGGCTTTGGGGTTGGCGATTTCGCTGACCCCAAACGCCCCTATCCATGTCGAGATCAAATCCAAACAAGTAACTGCAAAGGTGGTTGAGATACCAGATCTATCTTTAGATCAGCTCCCTTTATCATGGCAAAAATTAGCCATGTGTGAATCATCAGGTCGAGTCAACGCCGTCAGCGGCAAACGCAAACAGTTCCAAGGGCTATTCCAGATCGAGTATCCCCGGACTTGGGTTGCACATGGCGGCGACAGCGATAAAGCACCAAAGGATTCCACCATACTTGAACAGTTCTATGTAGCACTCCACATTTATGTTGATCGTGGCTCTAAGCCTTGGCCGTATTGTGGCAAGTTCTTGAAGGAAAATTACGGAAAGTAATGCTAAGATAAATGTAGTGGACTTGATCCTCCACTAGGTGCTAAGGCCCTCCTTCGGGAGGGCCTTAGTTTTATCCTCTTGGATTCTCTACTGAGTAGAAACCTGTAGCCTTGAATACCGTAGGCGTTGGACTCCACACTCGAGACATCATCAAGCCACAGTCACACTTAGGTGGTGCTTCTTCTTCTGTCATCTTGCGTTCGATCTCTACCTTTACACCACAACTACTGCAACTGTATTCGTATGTAGCCATTAGTTATTGTAACTCCCTCTGAATTTTCTTAGGTTCTCTTCTGGTACGCAATAGATCTCTGGTCTCTTCCAGTCAGGTTTGTCCAACCACTCCGGGTTCTTAGCTTCTGCACCCATGATCCAACCAATCAGCTCGTAGTTAGGCATACCACCTCTAACCAATACGAACTTCACATCATCTTTTGCATCAGGTCTAACAAGTAATCTACCCATCTCGTGCTTCGTATACTTGACATCAATGTTGGGTTCAATATCTACACCACCTTGACCGAAGGCACCGCCCCAGTAGACACCAAGATACTTAGCTACTGCTATCTCAGCACCGGCACCATCAACATCGAGAAGGATTCTCTGCCACGCATCCATATCCTGTAGTCCACGCATTTGTTGGTTCTTCATCGTAGATACATAGCGTTCAATCGCTGTGTTAGCAGCAAGAACTACTTCGTATCTCTCAAGGATTATTTTTAGACCCAAGGGGTTGGCCCTCCTAAATGATCTATGATCTTTCTTAGTGAGCCTTGTATCTTTCTATCTACTGTTGAATCGCTTATGCCCATCTCTTCTGCTATCTCGGACAGAGTCATTGGGTTATTGGAATATCTATTGCGTAACATCACCTGCTCATCTGCCTGTAGCAGATCTATTGCAGATCTAATATCAATTACTACAGCCAAGATATTGCCACCCTCACTTGGAACTGATGGCTTGCGTGGGGTGCCATCGTCTACCTTGTCAACCATTACTGCACCGTATGAATCAAACTCAAATGCAACTGGCAACATCTTGGCTATCGTTATTGTGTCGTAGAAAAACTCATCGCCGGTTGAATAGCCCAGCTTTGCAGCCTTCTCTTTCCTCGCATACTTCTCAACTGTCCTGCGGAATCGTGCCATGATCCGCCTTGCTACCCACTTAGTTTCATCCTTGCTTACTTCGTAAGCTTCATCCAACATCTTGGCTAAGTGAGGTCGCTTAAGAACATAGACTCGAAGCTCTTGAATCAAATCCTCTTTATCTACATAGCCAGCAAACCTGCGATGGATGTGTGCTGCGGATATATGCACGAGATCCTCGAGGTGATCCTCAGCACGATCTTTCTCTTGCATTAGTCATCATCTTCTAGCTCGATGATGGCATCCATCACGAACTTAGTAACGAAGAACACCAATGTAATTACAAGAGTTGCAATTAAAAAAAATTTCTTCACTTGTTCTCTGGCCACTTTCCACGAGTAACCATCATGGCAATGATGCAATAGTTAGCAAGATCTTTGAA